TGCGTCTCGAGTCGCTGGGCGTCACGCTCATCGATGAAACCTGTCCCAGCTTGGGTGCGTACTCCGATGTTCAAAAACGCCTGTTGGCCAATGAAGGTCTCGCGACATGCAACGTCCATGATGCGGCCAAGCTGCCAATCGGTGAAGTCCGATCCAGGGTTGGACTTGAGCCGACCACGAGTCACAAAGAAGCCCTGGCGACCAAGCTGGCTGCGCAGCGTGGCAATGCGATGCTGGTCCAACACCTCATCAAAAAACTCATCATGACTGATTTCAACCACGCCAGTCAGCGATCCAGATGCGACGCGTGCCAAGTCGGTGGAGATTAGTGATGCAGTGGCTCGAGCTGCAACAGGCACAACAGCGCTCATCTTTGGCACTCCCCAACCAGGGATTGGCTTGCTGGTTGCGGTGTCTGCATCGCCATAGACAGCCATGACACGAGTGGAACTCACCGCTGCATAGGCTGCAATGATGGCTGCGGTGGTGTCATTGCCTGCATCCATGGCAACGCGAACAAAGCGAAAGTTGTTCTCGAATGTGGTCATGTGGGTTGCAAGGGCAGCAAACATTGCCACACCAGCAGCAGCACTGGCAGGCTGGCCAACCAGGGCCATGAATGCCCATTCGATCGGACTGGCACTGAGCACAGCCACACCAGACGCCACATCTGCAACGCCATAGTAGGGCGCAGTGGTGTCAAACTCATGCACATCGCCAGCCTCAAAGAAGCCTGGGCCACCGCCATCGGTAAAGGTGATTGCGATGCCAGTGCTCGGAATTGTAAACGTGCCAGCCGCTGGGACATTGACCTCGGCGCTTTGAGTGCGCCCATCATCGAGCGAATAGACAAAGGCAAAGTCTGCGCCTGCCACGCTGCCTGATTGAGTGATGCGCAAAATCAATTCGTAGGCGTCCAGCGGTGCGCCTGCTGGTGGCACCGTAGAGATGTCGCCAGTGCTAGCTCCAACCCTGGTGACGGTCACAGCACCGATCGTGGACGCTACGCTGTTGGTCAATGGCATGGCCAGAATGGGGCCACCTGCAACTGCAAGAGCATGGCAAACGGCCTCTGCCAAGGGGCCCTGTCCAAGGGCAGCAACTGCCGCTGCTGGGCTGTTAACGCTGATGATCGTATTAACGGCGCCAAGGCTCGAGCAGCCAAGGTATATAGGCGTCGATGGCGCTGGCTCGCTGATTGCGAGGCCTGGATCCAGAATCGTGAAGCTTTGGCCTGGGATTGGCATTGTCAATCATCCTTTTGGGGCGCTGATTTGCGCCTGCGAATTTTCTTTTTGATGGTCTTAGGCCTGGATGGCTGCAGCTCTTGTTGTGGCTCGCTTTTGCGTGGCTTTGGCACTGGCGCTGGCTTTGGCTGCTGGAGCTTGCAGTGTGGCGACAGCGCTGGGCCATGGGGCCTCAGAGTGCCATCACCAAGCTGCTTTTCGACCGCCCTGATGGCGCCCAGATATGCGTCCTTGGTCAGCTCGATGGGCTTTTGTGCATCGTGCTCGTGCTGAGCCCAGCCATGGACTACCGCTGCCACGTTATGTTGCCAGCTGGGTTGCTTCTCTCGCCTGGGCTTTGGGCCCACGGTAAATTGGCCTAGCGCCATTGCCCACTGGATTGGCGTTTTCAAATCGGACATTAGCAGACAACCTCCGGCCCTGTGGGCAACTCAATTATGCCAGTGTGGTCTTGCGCAGTGAGGATGGTCAAGGGCAAGCCAGAAATGGCAGCCTCGTTCACAGGGATGTGCAGGGTGATGTCCTGCGCCACAAGCTCACCCAGGGCCGAGTAATCTGCGCCAGCTGGTGTTTGCGTCACCCAGCTGTAGTTGCCAAAGACAACAGACCCGCTCGAATAGCTCCACACTGCTGCCAGCATGTTGTGCCACAGTGCCTCGGTTTGCTCAAAGTTGCCGCCCCAAACCTGAACCTGACAGCGCTGCTCTCGAGTCAGCAGCGCCCTATTGCGAGTGCCACCCTGGCCACCTAGCAGCCTGCCACCGATGTTTGACGGCGCAGACAGGGTGCCCTCGGTGGGAATCCACACCAGGTGCGGCACGGTTTCGTGCAGCTCGGTGGCGAGCCTGCCAATGCCATAGCTGACGGCTGTGCGGTTGATAGCATCGCCAATGCCTATGTACAGAATGCCAAGCGGGTCGGCCTGGGCGTGAATGCCATCGACAATCTGCTTGAAACACGCCCAGCAGTAGGCACCAAAAGCCGCTTTGCGTTGAAATACTCAGCATATCCAACACTGAGCCCAACGCCAAAGCTGGTGCCGCTTGAAACGGCATGGGTGCTGCCCTTCATCGCACCAGTGACAACGCCAACAGCCCTGCCATCTGGCACCTTTTTTGGCGCCCAGCCCTTGCCATAGGGGTCAGACTCTTT